TAAAATTACTTTTTGCGCGAAGTCGAGGACTTCTTTTTTGTCGTAGTCTCGGCTTTTGGGGGCGCGATAAAGTTCTCTACTTGCTTCGTATTTTCCTTCCCAATAATGGATCGTATCGCGTTTAGTATATATTGTTTTATTAAGACTATCATTTTTTATATTTTTAATTGTTAAAGAATCCTTTAATAAATCTATCGTATTACCGTAAGACTTAAATAAAATGTTTATTTCGTTAGCTTGCTTAACTGTCATTATTACGACCGTATCTTTACCTATTACCTTACTTATTGGATATTGGCAATAGGACGAAATTGCGCCCGCTATCAGTAGTAACGCTATCAAGTTTAGCCTTAACTTCATTTAATTCGGTTTTAAGATTACTAACTTCATTTTTTAGGCTTGTAATAGTCTCTACCGCTTGATCTACTAACTCGGTTTGTTTATTACTAGCTTGTTCTTGTACGTCTGCGCTCACTTTTAGAGTATTATTAAAATTACTCATTAAAGCCCTATACTCCTTCTCTTTTGGATCTTCTATTCTATTTTGGGCCTTTAAGCTACACCCGAACAAAAATATAAATATTACATACTTCATATCTTTTATTTTATATGTTGGATTTTACCTAATTGCTCTAGGGTAGATAACTTAGTATTTGAAGTAGCTAGGGAAGAGTCGCAACGTCTAAGAGCGTCGCTAATAGCGTCTACTCTTTGTTCTAGCCTTTCTACTTTAGCCATTTGCGTAATAGCTTGATCCCTAAACGTAGTTTTTACGTCTAAGTATAAATATCCGATACCGCATAGCGTAATAAATAGCGTAGCTACTACCGGATTTTTACTAAATTCCTTAAAGTTTATTGGGAGGGGATTAGCCGAAACGTTAATTTTCTTGTCTGCCATTTTCTACATAATTTTTTTAAAGTACCCTATTGAAACTACGTTAGTTGAGTACCCTAAAGAAAATATGTCTTTTTTCGGCGTTTTATAGTTTAACCCCAATCCTAGACCTAGTTTCCCGTCTCTTCTATCGTAGGAAGTAAAGCCGCCTATATAAAGCGCGCCTTTCTCCTTAGTAAAGATATAATTATTTCTAATTATAGTTTTCTCGGCTAGGATTGGGGTTAAATTATAAAACGCCGAAAAAAGACATATTTTCTTTAGGGTACTCGACTAACGTAGTAACGATAGGGTATTCTAAAAAAATATATTAATGAGAGAGGTCTTACAAAATTTAGGTATAAATATAGGAATGAGCGTAGCGGGCCTATTTGGATCTATTCTTATGATAGGCAAAGATACTAAAATGGACCTTCGTAAGTCTATTACTTCAATATTCGCGGGGGTGGCCTCGGCTAATTATCTTACTCCGGTGGCCTCGGATTTATTCAGCGTTACAAAGGTTAACTATCAATTTTCAATAGCTTTTTTATTAGGATTCCTAGGACTTAAAGGAGTCGAGTTAATGCTATCCAAGGTATTAAAAGACAAGCCGGCCCCTAAAAAGCCAATAGTAAAAAAGGCGAGAAAAAAGGTTAAGAAATGAACTTACAAGTAATTAAATATTATGTAATCGTTCTAGTCTCGGTAACGTGCGTTATCCTATCTATATCCTCTTTAAAGGAAATAGAAATAGCCCAAAACAAATTAGACGAAGGTAAAGATATAGCCTACTATCTTAGGTCCTCTACGGACTCTTTAACCTTTTACGCGATTGCTTATACAAGTACAAAAGAGATTAAGTTCCTAGATACATTTAACAAACACTTAGAAAGGAGAAAAGAAAAGACTTTTACGCTAGATCAAGAAGCGCAAGTATTTTATAATAAGGGCCTAGAAATAAGTAACCAATTAGCCAAGAATATAGAGAAGCCGGCCTTTGACAGTTTAAACTCTAAGGCCTTTTTTAGTAACGACTATTTAGATTATAAGACTAAGATTTACAGTAATATAGACGGGTTAAGAAACTCTATTACTAATAAGGCTAAAAATAACTTAGACAAAGAGACTAACTTTTTAAATATTTATACTTATTTACTTTGTCTTACGATAATGTATTTAATAGTAGAGGTAAGAAATAATAACGAGAAACAAATTAAGAAAACAGTTAAACGCAAAAAGAAATGATAAAGAATTTTATTTGGCATTTATTAAGCGATAAGTCTCCATTAAACGGAGGTATAGCGATCGGAGTAGGAGCTTTTTTAATGATGTGCGTCTTTGCGGTCTCCGATATAGGAACCGGACTATTCCAAAAGGACCTAGTAGTAAGCGATACAATCTATCATAGTTTCGTAGCTATTGTCTTTGCGGCGTTCTTTAAGAGTCTTTACGAGAATATAAAAGGAAACAAAAACTTATAATATGAAGTTAAGCGAACACTTAGAACTAGCGGAGTTAATCCGTAGCGAGTCAGCAAAGAGACAAGGGATTTCAAATATGCCAACTCCCGAACATATCGAGAACTTTAAGTTATTAGCCGAAAAGGTGTTCGAGCCTATTCGAGTTAATTTCCGTTGCCCGATCCATATTTCGAGCGGTTATAGGTCCAAGGAGTTAAATAAATGTATCGGAGGTTCCGCAACTTCTCAGCATTGCACCGGCGAAGCCATTGATATAGATATGGACGGAAGCCTACAAGGAATTACTAATAAAATGGTTTTCGATTACATAAAAGAAAGCCTAGAGTTTGATCAGTTAATTTGGGAGTTTGGATCGGACAGTAATCCGGATTGGGTTCACGTTTCCTACGAGTCGACGGGTAACCAACGTAAACAAATACTTAAAGCTAAAAAGGTTAACGGTAAGACAGTTTACGAACCGTATAAATAAAATGATTTCCCGCTCCGCTATCGACTTAATATTACAGTTCGAGGTAGGAAATAAAAACTACTATAACAAGTTTTTATTTAGGCCAAGTTATCGAGGAACGGGGATTATAATAGGAATAGGCTACGATCTAGGAGACACTTATAGGACGCAGTTAATAGACGATTGGGACGGGAATATTAACCCAAACTATTTCCCGCTCTTATTTAGGGTTTTAGGCCTTAATGGTAATCCGGCTAAACAAATGCTAACTTCGGACCTACTGAAAGTAACTATTCCCTATTTAAACGCTTACGAGGTCTTTATAAAGAGAACGATCCCTAGAGGGTATAGTATGGCTAAATTTATTTATCCACATTTAGACGATTTAAACGCTAATACGAGGGGGGCTTTAGTTTCTTTAGTACTTAGTAGGGGAAATAGATTAGAGGGCGAGGATAAGGCGGAAATGAGGGAAATAATAGAGTTTACAAGGAATAGGGATTACGAGGGGATAGCAGACGCCTTAGAGCGATCTAAAAGACACTTCGAGAAGAAAGGCCTAGACGATCAAGTTAAGCGAAGGGAAGCGGAAGCGGACCTAGTTTTATCTAGCCTTTATTAAATAGCTTCATAACGTTGATTCATACACGACGTACGGCCTCCGTTTCTACGGGGGCTTTTTTTACCACTTTAACAAATTTTAACACTTCGTTAACAAAATAGTTTAAATAGATTTGTTTGTTATGTATACAATGTATACCTTCGATAAAATTAAACGTTATGAGCAAATATTTAGGATTTATTAATGAGCCTAGCTTACCTAGAGCAATCTTTAAAAAAGCTATTCGCGATTCTACTTTAGACAGTAGTAAAGCCGCAGTTTACTATATCTACTTAGATATGCCAAAGCCTAAGGCTTACTTCGACGGAAGGCCGGAGCCAACGGGTAAATATTTCTATCCGTCTTCTTTAACTGATAAGGTTAAAGAGTATACCGATAAAGGGTACGACGTTTGGGTTCCTAGTAAATGGAAATAACAATTAAACAAAACGGGGGGACGGCCGCGCCGAACATATACGTTATGAAGGATCTAATAAAAACTATGAAGGAGACAATGGCTAGAGTCTACTGTCTTAAAACGGGGTGGGATTACGATAATCTTAGCCCTATCAAGTCCGCTATAATTAAAGCGTACTGTAATCAATTATTTATTAACAATGGGGACGAAAGTAAGGCCCTAGGTATTTTGGAGAAACAAATCGATTCATTCACTTTTAAATTTAATGAAGATGAAATATAAAGAAGATATAGAAGTTTCAACTATGAAGGGAGTAATAATATTTATCCTTTGTATGATTATAGGCCTCTTAGCTGATAACCTTTAAACTTATAAACTGACACCTTACAAGAAACTACCTCGCCTTCGGGACTATACTCGAAGATCGGTTCGCCTTGTCCTCCATATAAACCGGACCTTTCAGCTATTACGCGAAATCCGTCTATCGAAGTTTGGACGGTCATTTTCTTGCCGTACTGTCCGTTCGGAAGTTTTACGCTTCTATGTATGCAGTAGATTTGGCGGGCCAATGGATCAAGGCCGGACCTTTTAGCGGTATAGAGGAATAACTGTAATTCCTCGTTAGTTGCCTCCGGAGCGATTTGCGATTTTATTAATTCTAGTTGCTCCTTACTAAAACTAATAGTACTTTGTACCTTTTCAATTTGATTCATAACGTTTAATTTTGTGCTAATTTATAGCAATTTAATGATAATAACTAGATAGTAACTATTAAAATATTGTTAATATCTTTTTTTAACTCTTCCCCTTGCTTAGTATTAATTAGGTCCTTTATTAAGGAATAATTATGGCTAGCCGTACTACGATCTATTCCTAGGATATTGGCAATATACCAAAAGGGTAAATCGGTTTTCTCTTTGATAACGTAGCAAGAAACTTGGCGGACCTTTACGACAGTAGCGCCTCTATATTTGGCCCTAACTTTTAGGATCGTAACGTCGTAGTAAATACATACGTCTACAAATATTTTAACCGCCCTATCGATTGTCTCTTCCCTTATCTTGCTTTTGTAACGGCTCGCTACTACTTCTTTGAGTTTCGAGTTCCCGACGAAGTCGCTTGATTTCGTCGTCTTTGTCTTTGATTCTTTGTTTAAGTTCGTCATTTTCTAACTGTATTAAGTATTCGTTTTTAATTAAGTATTTCATTCTCTAAGGGCTTAAAATTGCTTTGTAAATAGAGGTCTTTTAGTTTTTCCATTAAGGAATCTAAGATCCTACGTTGTATAGAGTTTATTCTAGCCAATTTTAGAAGTATATCGTTTTCGTGGCTAAATAATCGATTTACGTCGTATGGACCGGAAGCCCGCCACCTATTTAGATCCGCTCTTAGGATTAGTTCCCTTCCTATTGCTTGATTTAATAGACGCTCTAGCTTGTTTACTTGGCTTAGTGTTTTTATCTTGCTCATAGTATTGAGTTAAAATTTTAGAAGCTACCCTAGACAAAGTAGTATTACCTAAGTCCGCTTCGGTTATTAATTGAGTTTTAGTTTCCGGTAAAACCCTTACCGTTATTAGATCCTTCATTTTTTAGTATTTTATATAAATTATTCATGTCTTCGGCCAAGTCCTTACAAGCTAGAGCGTCTATTAAATCAAGCAATAGGAAGGGAACTAATCCTAAGAGCGGATCTAAATAGGTGGCGGGCTTCCGGTCCATACGACGT